GTTCCGCCTGGTGCTGAAGCCGCTGAAGGGCGCCAAGGTTCAAGGCCAGCAGTGCGCCGAGATTGAGCGCGTGCCCGAGTTCGAGGCTGTGCTTGTCGATCCCGATTTCACGCAGCCTGACGGCTCGGATATGGGCTGGGGCTTCGTTGAAGTCTCCATGCACAAGGACGACTTCAAAGCCAAGTGGCCCGATGCCACGATGGTGGATTGGGACGACTCGGGCTGGTTCACGAAGGACCATGTTCGCGTCTGCGAGTATTACCGCGTCGTTGACGTTCCCGCGTCTGAGGATGCCGAAGGCGGGCGCGTGGTCGAGCACTTCAAGCTGTCTGGTGAAGACATTCTTGAGCGCTCGGTTTTCCCGGCTGAGTTCGTGCCGCTGTTTCCCGTTCTCGGTAACGAGGAATGGGACGAAGGCAAGCGCCGTCTGTCTGGTTGCGTGCGTCTCGCCAAGGATGGGCAGATCACCTACAACTTTGAGCGCAACGCCGCTTATGAGGCTGTGGCGCTTGGCCCGAAAGCTCCGTGGTTGGCGCCTGCTGAGGCCATCGAAGGCTATGAAGGCCACTGGAAGCAGGCCAACCGGGGCAACCTGTCTTACCTGCCGTACAACACGGTAGACGAGCACGGCAACCCGCTGCCGTTCAAGCCTGAGCGCATCTCGCCCGCTGGCGTTGCCGTTGGCTGGGCTGATCTTGCAGAGCGCAGCAAGAACGACATTCAGGCTGCATTGGGCATGTACCAAGCGGCCATCGGCAACAACCCCAACCAGCAGAGCGGGCGGGCTGTTCTGGCCTTGCAGGACAAGGCCGATGTGGGTTCGTTCCACTACGTGGACAACCTTGCTTTGTCCATCGCGCACCTGGGCCGCGTGCTGACGCAAGTTTGGCCGGTGATCTACGACCAAGAGCAGGTTCTTCGCATCATCGGCAAGGACGACGAACCCGAGTTCGTGCGTGTGGACCCGACGATGGAAACGGGCTACCAAGAGCGCCCGTCTCTCAACGGGAAAAAGGAAGTTGTGGTGAACCCCGCAGTGGGTCGCTATGACGTGCGCGCAGTGGTTGGCCCGGCCTTCCAGACCCGCCAGCAAGAAGCCGCCGCAGAGATTGGCGAGATGGTCAACGGCAACCCGCAGTTGATGGCGATTCTTGGCGACCTGTGGGTGAAGCTGCGCAACTTCCCCGACGCCGACAAGATCAGCCGCCGTCTGAAGGCCATGCTCCCGCCGCAGGTTCAGCAGGCCGAAAGCCAGGAAGAAGGCGCCCCGCAGATTCCGCCGCAGGTTGAAGCCGCTTTGCAGCAAGCCGGGCAGGAAATCCAGCAACTGCGCCAGGCGCTGCAAGAAGCCCAAAGCGGGATGCAGGCCAAGCAGCTAGACGCGCAAGTGAGCATGCAGCTTGAGTCCATGCGTATGGAAAGCGCAGAGCGCATCGCCGCATTGCAAGCCGATGCAGCCCAAGACCGCGAAGAACTCAAGGGCTTGATTGCCCTGCTCAAGCAGCAGATGCAGCCGCCGCCACAACTGGCCGCCGCTGTGTCGCAAGACATGACCTGAGAGATACCGCACTGAACGAAGCCGCCAAGGGAAACCAAGGCGGCTTTTTTCATGCCCTGACTTGGCGCAGGTTGACGCCATGACCGCGAAAGCAAATGGAAGAAACCAACGTGTCGCCTGTCGCAGACACGCAAATCCCTGCGCCTGAACTGGCCGAATCACCGGAAGTCGCCACCCCGGAAACCGTCGAAACCCAGCCTGAGCAGACGCGCGAGGAAGACCCTCATGCGAAGAGCCTCAAGAGCATGGAACGGCGTATCCAGCGCCTGACCGCTGCGCGTTACCAAGCCGCCGCCGATGCCGAACAAGCACGGAAGGAAGCCGAGCAACTGCGCCAACGGTACAGCCAGTACGAGCAACAACCGGAACAGCAAGAGCTGACGCCTGAAAAGGTGCTGCCCATTGCCCAGCAGATCGCGCAGCAGATGCGCGAAGTGGAGAAGGTGAAAGACACCATTTCCACGGTGCTGACGAAGGGCAAAGCCTTGGAAGGCTTCGACGCCGCTTGCAACCTCGTCAACGAGGAAGTGCCGTTTTACGAGCGCAACGGGAAGCCTTCGGACTTCTTGCGCGCCGTGTTGGCGTGTGACGCACCCGAAAAGGTGCTGCACCACCTGGGCAAGAACCCGGACGTTGCCGCCGAGCTGGCAGGCAAAGACCCCATCCAAGTGGCTCGCAAGTTGGCCCGCATCGAACTTGAGATGCAGGCCCCGAAAGAGCCGAAGCAGTCCACCGCCCCGAAGCCCATCGCGCCCGTCAAAGGCAAGCGCGAGGACAGCGGCTTGTCTGACGAATTGCCCACTGAGGAGTGGGTGAAGCGCTTTCACAAGTTGCGTCGGGGCTAACGCCAAACCTGAAAGAGAACCATGCCCAATACCATCCTGACCCCCACCGCTGTGACGCGCGCCGCCGCAGCCATCCTGCACCAGAAGCTGAACTTCGTCGGTCGCGTCAACCGCCAGTACGACGACCAGTACAAGGGCTCCGGCGCCCCCGTGAAAGGCAAGTTCGGCCCGACGCTGAAGATTCGCATGCCGAACGAATACACCGTTCGCACCGGCATCAACATGTCCGCGCAGGACACGAACGAAACCAGCGTTGACCTGACGGTCAGCACGGTGAAGGGCGTGGACATGAACTTCACCTCGCAAGAGCTGGCCTTGTCGCTGGAAGACTTCTCCGAGCGCATCATCGAGCCGGCCATGTCGGTTCTGGCGGCCAACATCGAAGCCGACGCGCTGAGCATGTACCAAGAGGTTTACAACCTCGTGGACGGCGACACCGTGGCCTTCGGCTTCAACGCCACCAGCGATGCCAGCACCGCGCTGACGAAGATGCTGGCGCCCATGTCGGGCCGCACGATGACCATGAACCCGGACCACGCCAACCGTTTCCGCAAGGACACGAAGGGCCTGTTCCAAGCTGCTGACAACATCAGCAAGCAGTACCGGGACGGCATCATCGGCATGACCAGCGGTTTCGAGGTGTACGAGAACACCCTGTTGGTTCCGCACGGCACCGGCACCGCGGCCAAGACCACCGGCTACCTGGTGAACGGCGCCACGCAAACCGGCTCCACGCTGGTGGTGGACACCGGCACGACCACGTTCAACCGTGGCGACGTGTTCACCATCGCCAACGTGTTCCGCGTGCACCCGGAAACGAAGGCCAACACCGGCGAACTGCAACAGTTCGTCGTGCTGACCACGACCGGCACTTCGGCAACCTCGCTGTCGATCAGCCCGGCCATCGTGACCTCTGGCGCCCGCCAGAACGTCAGCGCTTCGCCTGCCGACAACGCCGCGATCACCAAGGTGGGTGCAGGCGCTTCGGAAACGCTGGTGCAGTCGCTGGCCTTCCACAAGGACGCCTTCGCCTTCGTGACCGCTGACCTGCCGCTGCCTGAAGGCACCGACTTTGCGGCCCGCGAAGTGGTGGACGGCATCAGCGTTTCGCTGGTGCGCGACTTCTCCATCAGCGACCGCAGCTTCCCGTGCCGACTGGACGTGCTGTATGGCTACAAGGCCATCCGCCCGCAACTGGCCGCCCGCGTGCACAACGACGGCTAACAGCCTGGGCCCCTCTTCGGAGGGGCTTTTTTGATGCTCTCAACGGGGCATGAAAAAAGCCATGACCACAGCAAACACACTCATTGCCGACGCGCTGACCGAGATCGGCGTTTTGGCCGCAGGGCAGACTCCCACGGCAGACGATGCCGGCCTTGGTCTGCGCCGCCTGAATCAGCTTGTGGAGCGCTGGTCTAACCACCGCCTGTTCTTCCCTGCGCTGACTGAAATCAGCGTGCCTCTGACCGGCTTGCAAAGCTACACCATCGGCCCGACTGGCGCTGTTGTTGCCAGCCGGCCTATCAAGGTGGTGTCTGCCAAGTTCGTAGACGCCTCGGGGCTGGAAACGCCCGCCGAAGTGGTCAACAACACCACTTGGGACGACATTTTCAACAAGGACGTTACCGGCTCGCCTGAGTGCATCTGGTACGAAGCCAGCACCGGCAATGGCCGCGTGTGGGTCTACCCCAAGGCCAGCGGCTACACGCTGAAGATGGAGTGCCAAACCCTGCTGCGCTCCTTCGCGCAAAGCACGGAACTTGACTTGCCCGAGGGCTACGAATCCGCGCTGATGCTGACGCTGGCGTGCGACCTGTGCCGTTCCTTCAATCGCCCGGTGCCTGCTGAGCTGCGCGCCGCTGCGACTGCTGCAACCCGCGCGATCAAGCGCACCAACAACGCTCCATTGCTCCTGTCGCTTGACATGGTGGGCGAGGAATACCAGATCGAAAGGGGCTACTGATGCCAACGATTCAAGCGGGCGCACTCGCCAACGTGTTTTGCCCTGTTGGCGGCAGTGTGACCGTCACCCCGGCTGCACAAGCCCGCGTGATCGTTGACGACCGCGACGCAGGCGGTGCAGTGGCTCAGATCATTTCCGGCGCGCAGACCTTCACGACCGACGCAGGCGGGTCTATCCGCATCGAAGCCGTGGGCGGCTCTGTGACCTACACCGACGCGCCAATCAGCACGACCGCGCAGGCCGCCTCGGTGCAAGCCTTGGCGTCAGGGG